GAAGTGAATGCTGATTTTAGTCTTGATGATGAACTTATATCTAATGCTTTAAAGTTATGTGAGAAAATGTATCAAACTCCTACATATAGAGCATACCAAGGTATAAAAATATTTTTAGATAATATGGGTAAAAGTTTAGCAACTGAAACTCTTACATTTGGTAGAGATGGATCTTCTTCTGCTCTTCTTAGAATGGCAGAAAAGTATGATGATGTAAGACAATCATTTAAAGGAGTGTATAAAGATCTTATGGAAGAACAACAAAGTTCAGTGAGAGGAGGACAAAATTTAGCTTACGATCAATAATTATAAATTATAAAAACTAAAAATGAAATTATCAGAATTTAAACAACATTTAAAGAGTATATCTCAATTAAACTTTATTCAACCAAATGGTAATTTTGTGCCAAGGCATTTTCACATTACTGAAGCTGGTTTAAATACAAAACATTTTATAGATTGTGGAGGAACTATTAGAATGGAAAAAAATGTTAGTCTTCAATTATGGGTGGCAGATGATTTTGAACACAGACTTGAACCACAAAAACTTCAAAATATTATTATATCTGCACAACCACTTTTTGGTAATGAAGATTTAAATGTTGAAATAGAATATCAAGCAGAAACAATAAATAGATTTGGTTTAGATTTTAATGGAGATAATTTTTTATTAACTGCAAAACAAACAGATTGTTTAGCTAAAGATCATTGTGGTATACCTACTACAAAAATAAAAAATACTTCTTGTAAACCAGGTAGTGGTTGTTGTTGAACTACAAAAAACTTAGCTTACGATCAATAACCAAAAAATAAATACTATGTCAGAAAAAATTAAAAAAGAAGCAGAAGAAATAAACATTGATGAAAAATTAAATGAGATGTTAAATGATGAATCATTTAAAACAGAAGAAGAAAAAATTTTTTTGAAAGATGTTGCAGAATCATTAAAAAAAGGAGAAGTACCTATTAATTTATTTTTAAATAAACTTAACGAAGGATCTTCTAAATTAGAAGAATTAACAAAAACAAATCCTGAATTTGAATCTTTTACTAAACATTATAATCAAAAAATTAATGATATGATGTCAGAAATAATGGAAACTTTAGTAAATACTACACGTGAATAAATTAAGTAATTACTATATAGAAATACCTACTTATGATAATGGTGTGTGGGATCTAACAACATTTTATACACGTGAAGAGTTTATTGATTTTATACGTTCTATATTTAAAGATGCCGGTCCTGATGAGGGATATGGTCTAACTGTGGAAATATCTAAGCAATTTAATATTGAAGCTAGAAAATTTCAAAAACAAGGATATTATTGTCAAGCTCCATTAAAGAGTAAAGACTTTATGGCTTATTGGGATGAACAAAAATCTAAATGTAGATGGGGAGTTATTTATAAAGAAGAAGAAAAAACATGGTATGTCACTAGAGACTATTACATGTGGCTTAACTTTTTACCAATTTATGACAAAGAAGAAAAACGTTTTGACTTTGCTAAAGTTAGAGATGCTCAGTATCATATGGCTTTGTACGAATGTCTTGGTGAACTATATTATAAACATCTTCCTATTTTAAAGAAACGTCAGATAGCTTCTTCTTATTTTCACATGGCCAAACTAATCAATGCTTATTGGTTTGAAGAAGGTTCTGTAAATAAAATAGGAGCTAGTCTTAAAGATTATATTTCTGAGAAAGGATCTTGGAGGATGCTTAATGAATATAGAAATTTCCTTAACGAACATACAGCCTGGTACAGACCATCTGAACCTGATAAGATATTCTCATGGCAACAAAGAATAAAGGTCAGGATTGGAGGAAGAGATACCTACAGGGGTAATAAATCTATCATTACAGGTACATCATTTGAGAAAGATCCAACTAATGGTGTGGGTGGACCTGTAACATACTTCTTTCATGAGGAGGCAGGTATTGCTCCTAAGATGATGGATACATATGAGTTCATGAGACCAGCTATGCAATCTGGTATGGTGACTACAGGTACGTTTATAGCAGCTGGTTCTGTAGGTGATCTTGAACAATGCCAACCTTTAAAAGATATGATACTACATCCTAATAGATATGGGATGTTTGCTATTACAAGTAATTTATTAGATAAAAAAGGCACTATAGGAGAAACTGGTTTGTTTATACCAGAGCAGTGGTCAATGCCTCCTTATATAGATGAAGCTGGTAACTCTTTAGTTAAAGAAGCTTTAGAAGCTATATTTGAAGAACGTAAACAATGGTATAAAGATCTTCCTCCTGATCAATACCAACTTCGTATATCTCAGAAACCAACATGCATAGAGGAAGCATTTGCTACTAGAAAAGAATCTGTATTTCCTCCTCATCTTGTTTCTAAACAATTACAACGTATAGAAGATAAAGCATATCCTGTTGAATATCTGGAACTTACAAGAGATGCTGAAGGTAAAATTGTAGATAAGGTTTCTAGAAAAGCTCCAATTAGGGAGTTTCCTATAAGTAGAAAGTCTGATGATAAAGAAGGAGTAATATGTGTATATGAACGTCCTTGTAAAAATCCGACATTTGGTATGTACTATGCATCAATTGATCCTGTAGGAGAAGGTAAAACAACTACATCTGATTCATTATGTAGTATATACATTCTTAAAAACTCAGTAGAAGTTATAAAAGATGAGGGAAATGGTAAAGTTGAAAACTCTATTGAAAGAGATGCTATAGTTGCTTCATGGTGTGGTAGGTTTGATGATATTAATAAAACTCATGAACGTCTAGAGATAATGATTGAATGGTATAATGCCTGGGCTTTAGTGGAGAATAACGTAGCTTTATTTATTCAATACATGATATCTAAGAAGAAACAAAGATACTTAGTTCCTAAAGATATGATTTTATTTTTAAAAGATATTGGAGCTAACCGAAATGTATTCCAAGAATATGGATGGAAAAACGTAGGAACTCTTTTTAAAGGAAACTTGTTATCATATGGTATTGAGTTCTTACAAGAAGAAATAGATCAGGAAACAGATGTAGATGGTACCATTACTAAAGTTATATATGGGGTGGAAAGAATTCCTGATCCAATGCTTTTAAAAGAAATGCAAGCTTACCAAGAAGGATTAAACGTGGATAGATTGGTAGCATTCTGTTCACTTGTAGCTTTTGCCAAGGTACAGCAATCTAATAGAGGATTATCTAAACGTATAGAAGTTACAAATAAAAACTTGGATAACTCACAAAAATTTAGTAAATTAAATTATAGTCCTTTTAGGCATATTGGTAGTTCTGGTAAAAATAATGGTATGACCAGACCTTCTCGTAATGCTTTTAAAAATATAAGATAAAATGGTAACAACAATTACAATTTCAGATTTAAATGCCGGCATTTATTCATGTACAACATCAACAACTGCTGCAGGAACTACTAGTATAACAGTAACATACCTTAGTTCAGATGCTCCTATCACTTTAACTAATTAATTATCATGCAAATATATAATGCCTTACAATTAAAAGCTGGAGCTAAAGTAGAGTACAACAAGATGGGTACTCTTATACAACCGTTTCAGTTTGTTTCTGAAAAAGAAAAAGATGATCAGTGGAGGGCATGGAACCTTGACTGGTTAGAGTTTCAAGGCATGAAACAACTTAGACGTAATGCTAGACGTCTAATGAAAAACTATAAACTAGCTAAGGGTATTATAGATAAGCAAGATTATATAGTGGAGGAAGATAATGAGATGGGTGATTTAATAGATACACTCACTAAAGAAGATGTATCTGCATTTGAGCTTAAGTTCTATCCTATTATTCCTAATGTAATTAATGTTCTTACTAATGAATTTTCTAAGAGATCATCTAGAGTGATGTTTAGAGCTGTAGATGACATGTCATATAATGAAATGTTAGAAGAAAAAAGATCAATGATTGAAAAAACATTGATGCAACAAGCTGAACAAAAACAAATGGCTATTATGGCTGAAATGGGACTTGATCCTAATAGTGAAGATGCCAAAAAACAAATGTCTCCTGAAGCACTTAAAACTCTTCCTGAAATAGAAGCTTTCTTTAAAAAAGATTATAGATCTATGGTTGAAGAATGGGCCACCCATCAAATGTCTGTAGATGAGGAAAGATTTAAAATGCAAGAGCTAGAAGAAAGAGCTTTTCGTGATATGTTAATTACTGATAGAGAGTTTTGGCATTTTAGTATGATGGAAGATGACTATGATGTTGAACTATGGAATCCCCTACTTACATTCTATCATAAGAGTCCAGATGTACGTTATATATCTCAGGGTAATTGGGTGGGTAAACTTGATATGATGTCTATATCAGATGTTGTAGATAAGTTTGGATGGATGATGACTGAAGAACAATTAGAAGCTTTAGAAGCAATATATCCGGCACGTTCTGCTGGATATGCAATACAAGGATATCAAAATGACGGAACATACTATGACCCTACTAGATCTCATGAATGGAACACTCAAATGCCTTCTTTGGCTTATAGACAATTTACTTCTTTGTATGATGCCGGAAGTCAATTTGGAGATATTGTACAATGGATACTATCTGACTCAGAAGACTTGCAAGACTTTGGTAAAAGTTACATGCTCAGGGTTTCAACAATCTATTGGAAAAGTCAAAGAAAAGTTGGACATCTTACAAAAATAACTCAAAATGGAGATATTATTCAAGATATAATATCAGAAGAATATAAAATAACTGATAAACCAGAATATGATACATCTATTTGGAAAGAAAAAACAAAAGATAATTTAGCTTTTGGTGAACATATAGATTGGATTTGGATTAATGAGGTATGGGGTGGAGTTAAAATAGGACCTAACCGTCCAGCTTTCTGGGGTATGAATAACCCAGGAGGTATCAATCCTATTTATTTAGGACTAAATGGTGGTCGTCCAGGTAGAGTTCCATTTCAATTTAAAGGAGATGCTACTATTTATGGATGTAAACTTCCTGTAGAAGGATCAGTGTTTGGAGATAGAAATACACGTTCTGTTTCATTAGTAGATCTAATGAAACCATATCAAATAGGCTATAATATAGTGAATAACCAAATTGCAGATATTCTCGTAGATGAGCTAGGCACGGTTATCATGTTAGACCAGAATGCTTTACCACGTCACTCATTGGGAGAAGACTGGGGTAAAAATAATCTGGCTAAAGCCTATGTTGCTATGAAGAATTTTCAAATGTTACCGTTAGATACTTCTATAACTAACACTGAGAATGCTCTTAATTTTCAACACTATCAAGTGTTAAATCTAGAACAAACACAACGTTTGCTTTCTAGAATACAATTAGGTACGTATTTTAAAACTCAAGCTTTTGAAGTAATAGGACTTAATCAACAACGTATGGGTATGCAGATATCTCAACAGCAAACTGCTACCGGTGTAGAACAAGCTGCTAATGCTTCTTATGCACAGACAGAACAATACTTTATACAGCATAGTGATAATTTAATGCCTAGAGTACATCAAATGAGAACTGATCTTGCTCAGTATTATCATTCTAAAAAACCTAGTCTTCGTCTTCAGTATATTACAGGAGCTGATGAAAAAATTAATTTTCAAATGAATGGAACTGATCTTCTTCTTAGAGATATGAATATATTCTGTACAACTAAAACAAATTCTCGTGCAATGATGGAGCAACTTAAACAGTTGGCACTTAATAATAATGCCACTGGTGCTTCTATATATGATCTTGGTAATATAATTAAATCAGAATCAATTGCTGAACTTACTGGTGTTCTTAAAGCTTCTGAAGAAAAAGTTAATGCTCAAAGACAAGAAGAACAACAGCATCAGCAACAAATGCAACAAGAACAAATTCAAGCTGCTCAACAACAATTACAAGCTGCTAATCAATTTAAAGCTGAAGAGTCTGCTAAAGATAGACAAACTAAAATCACTGAAGCTGAAATTAGAGCTGCTGGATATGGTGCTCAGGTTGATATTAACCAAAATCAACAATCTGATTATCAAGATGCTATGAATAATATTAGAAAGCAGGATGAATATCAACAAACTATGAATTTTAAAAGAGAGCAAGAAATAAATAGAACTGCTCAAACTACAGACAAACATAATATAGAAAGAGAAAAGTTACAAGCTCAACAAACTATAGCAGACAAACAACTTCAAATAGCTGTAGAAAATAAGAATAAATATGATGCACCAAAACCTAAAGAAAAGAAAAAATAAGTTATAGCTATATAGTCCACACCTTAGATATTAACTTATAAATTTTTAGAGTTTAAGTTGTATATTAATAATGTAGAGATACACATAAAAAACCAAACAAATATGGCTGATAATCAAAATGTACAAACATCTGTACAACAAGTAGATTTAGATATTGATAGTTTATTTGACGGAGCTCCTGCAGCAAGTAACATAGTTACTCCAACAGATGCTCCTACAGAAATTAAAGCTAATATCTTTAGTAAAAAACAAACTAACTTAGATTTTTTAGATAATGATCCTAAAGTTGATAATGTTAGTACTTTTAATTCAACTACAAATAATGTAGATAGTAAACCTGAATTAAAAGAAGCATTAAATGAAATCTTAGATGAAGGTGTAGTACCTGAGTTTGATGATGAACCTAAAAAAGGAAGACCAAGGACAGAAAAGTCTGGACTAGTAGAATTTTTAAAGAAAAGAATAGAGTCAAATGAAATGTTTGCATTTGATGACTATGATGAAAACAAACAATCACTTGATGATTATTTAAGTGGACTTGCTGAAAAAGATGTTGAAGAACTTTGGCAAGCTAATGTTAGCAATATTAAAAATGAAGTGGCTGCATCAACTCCTGCTGAGTTTTTTCAAAGTCTTCCAGAAGAACTTCAATATGCTGCTAAATATGTAGCAGATGGAGGACAAGATCTTAAAGGTTTATTTCAAGCTTTAGCTGCTACAGAACAAGTTAGAGAATTAGATCCTTCAGATGAGTATGATCAAGAACAAATTGTTCGTTCATATTTACAAGCAAGTAACTTTGGTACAACTGATGAGATTGATGAAGAACTTACAACTTGGAAAGATATTGGAGTTTTAGAAAAGAAAGCTAAACAATTCAAACCAAAGTTGGATCAAATGCAAGAAAAAATTGTTATTGCTCAATTGCAAGAACAAGAATATAGAAAACAACAACAACAAGTAGCAGCAGATACATATCAAAGAAATGTATTTGAAGCTTTAAGACCAGCAGAAATTAATGGTCTTAAGTTAGATAAAAAAGTTCAAGCTCAATTATATAGCGGACTTGTTCAACCACAATATCCTTCTATATCAGGTAAACCTACTAATTTATTAGGACACCTTTTAGAGAAGTATCAGTTTGTAGAACCTGACTATCCTTTAATTGCTGAAGCTCTTTGGTTACTTTCTAATCCTGATGAATACCGTGGTAATTTAATGAAACAAGGAAAGAACCAAGCAGTAGAACAAACAGTGAGACAACTTAAAACAGAACAATCTCGTAAAAATGTTTCTACTTATCAAGAAGAAGATGACAATCAAAAATCAAAAAAAATAGCTAAACCTCAAAATATTTTTAAAAGATAATTAATTATTAACCCTTAAATTTTAAGCCCTATGGCAACCCCAGTTTTAAACAATGGTATTTTCCTACGTGACAATGTGTATAACACAAGTTCACACGTAGATTCGTACCACCTTTCTAACCTCCTTAAGTCAGCTGAACCTACAGATTTAGGTCCAGTAGATCTTTGGGCAATGGCACAAAAAGTAGAAATGCCTTTGTATCAAATGTCATCTTTTGGTGGTAAGAACGTTATTTCAGTAGATAATAACCGTGGTGAGTACAAATGGCAGATTCCTGTTGCTCAGGATCTTCCTTACATCGTTGAAGATATTGAATCATCTAATGCTACAAAAGGTGTTGATGGACAAACCTTCAAGATTAAATTAAACAAGCGTTCATTTGGTCATGGTGACATCATCACTTATGACAAGTACAATGGTGTGGAAATGTACATCACAGTGGATGATATTATCCCAGCTGGTGACGGTTTCATTTACACAGTACAGTTGGTAAACAACGACAACACTAAGTATTTGGATAACAAATATCTTAAAATTGGTACTAAGGTTTTCCGTAAAGGTTCTGCTCGTGGAGAATACGGAGAAAGATTTTCTGACATTGGTAATGTATCTGCTGGTTTCCGTGAATTCTACAACTATGTAGGAGGAGCAGAAGCTCACGTTCACTATTCTATTTCTAGTCGTGCTGACTTGATGATGAAAGGTGGTATGAAAGCTGATGGTACAGTTCCAGTAATTGAAATGTGGAGAAACTTCGATAAGAATGTAGATCCATCTATCACTAACTTGGAAACAATGGCTGATAAAATGGGTAAAGATTACGTTAAGAAGGCTTATGCAAATGGTCAGCTTACACGTTCTTTCTTGACTACTTTAGAAGCAGCTCATTTGACTAAAATTGCTAATGACATCGAAACTTACTTAATGTGGGGACAAGGTGGTAAAGTTAGACAAGATGGTCCAGATGATATTCGTTTATCAGTTGGTCTTTGGAAGCAATTAGATAACTCTTACAAACGTATATATAACAAAGCATCTTTTAATTTGGATCTTTTCAAATCTGAAATTTTCAACTTCTTTAATGGTAAAGTTGAATTCAAAGGACCAGATCCTCAACGTGCTTTGATTGTACAAACTGGTATGGGTGGTATGAAGCTTGTTAATGAAGCAATTAAGAAAGAAGCAGTTAACTCTGGTCTTGTTCTTAATGCTCATGAGCTTGGTGCTGTAACTGGTACTGGAATGGACTTAAACTTTGGATTTGCTTACACTAGCTACATCATACCATTCTTAGCTAACGTTAAGTTTGTATTGAATCCAGCTTTTGATAATGTACATACAAATGATATTGAGAATCCAATTATTGATGGTTTCCCATTAAGTTCATACAATTTCATTATTTTTGATATCACAGATAATACTAATGACAACATCTTCTTGTTGAAATTAAGCTGGGATAATCAATTGAAATGGTTCTATCAAAATGGTACAATGGACTATATGGGTCGTACACAAGGCTTCCAGTCTAGTGGCAACTTCAATGGTTACAGAGTATTTATGACACAAACAATGCCTGCTATCTGGGTTAAGGATCCAACTAAAGTGTTGAAGATCGTTATGAGAAACCCAGTAACTGGTGGATCATTCTAATTATAATAGTACTCAGGTGCTTACCGTAAGATCAGCACCTGAGTCTTTTTATATTATTTTTAATATTTAAATATATACAACATGGCTGGTAATCCTAACACTCCAAAATCTGTTGCTATTAAATCTGCACAAGATAAAGCTACAGGACGTACTGGTGGTGGAAATGCAAAAGTTTCTGTTCAAACAACTCCTGGCTCTAAAGGTGTATTTGTTGGTTTAAATGCAGGTAAAGGTGTTGTCCAATCTTCTGCTCCTAAGTCAGCAATGACTAAGATGAATATTGGTGGCAGCTCAAAAGGAAAGAAATAATACCCAATCTAAGGATAGTATCCTTAGACCACCTATAGTATGCACACCATCTTGATCGGATGAAGGATTTGCAGTCCTTATTAGGTTCAATTACTTAAACATTTTAAAATATATAATCCATGGCTGCTCTTAAAAGATTAATACAAAATCCTAGTTCTCCTGATAAAAATATTAAAGCTGCAGGAGCAGCTAGATATAAACAATCTACATTTGCTAGACTTTCAGATACAAATGCTTTATCTAGAGATCTTAATGATCAAATTTTATACACTCTTGCTTTAACAGCAGCAGCTACAGGAACACAAGCTATCACTACTAAAAAAGGTGTAGTTAAAATTACCACTTCTAATACAGGTACATTAACAATCACTCTTAGTGACTCTGAGTTACTTTTAGCTGATGTAGATAAATATTTTGTACAAGTTAGTGTAGCTCATGCAAGTATTAACTCTATAGCTACTATTGCACCAATTACTGCAAATGGTAGTATTGCTGTTAGAATTGCTCAGCTTAGTGGAACAACAGCTTGGACCACTGTATATCTTAATTATGAAATAGTTAAAATAGGAGATTAATGGAAATACTTACACGTTTAGGAAGACTTCTTAGAGTTAAAAATACTAAGACTAAATCATTCACTCATGAAAATGATACTTATATTGCTATATGGGTATCTGACTGGGATGGAGCTAACAAACGTTGTATATTATTTACAGATAGAGAAATAACAAGAGCTGAGGAAAGAGCACAAAAAAATGCAGAAGATCTTACTGAAAGAAGTTTGATTTCAAAATTGTTAGATTAATTATATTATATCGGAATATTTCCGGTATATTGCTTATAATTTTACATATAAAAAACCAAAAAACCAATGAGTAGTGTAACTATCGTGGAAAAGTATCCACAAAACAAAAAATCTAGTATTGCAATCCGTCCTTATTTTGATTCTCAAGTAGATAATATGGGACTTCAAAAATACGGATTAAGTCTTTTTGATGGTGCTTTTCATGAAGAGAGTATAGCTTGTTTAGAAATCAATGGTATTAAAAGATACCTTACTGGTTTAAATGAATATGCTCCGGATGTTAAAGCTCTTCCATTGGATGAACAAGAAGCTAAAATTAAACAAATTCGTATTGTAGTTGCTCAGTTAGAAAAAGAACTTGCAGCCAATATGTTGGATCCTGAAGATAAAGATTTTTGGAATAAGATTGTTTTACTTAAACAAAACAATAGTGATTTTTGGGATAAGATAAAAATTAGATGTGGTAATGAACCAGTGCATTTAGAACCTGCTACAGATCCTTATGATCTTATTAGATTATATGCAATTGAAGCTGGTGGTTTTTCAATAGTAGCTAAGTCTTTGGATGAAGCACGTAAAATGCCAACACCTCCTAAATTTTATTTAGATAGATTAGAAGAAAGTGCATCTATTAATACAGAAATTAAAAAACTTAGAAACAAAGCTCTTTCAGAACTTCAAAAGTTATTTGATAAAAATCAGAATAAGTTATTCTATGTTGCTAAGACACTAGACGTAAATGGTGCTCAGTACAAGAAGTCTACTCCAAATGATATCATCTATGATAATATGGATAAGTATATCAACGGTGAAGCCGTAGAAAAGAATAAAAAGAAAACAGCTGAAAGATTTATAGAAGCAGTTAATCTTGATATGGAATCATTAAAGATTAAAGCTTTGGTAAAAGAAAGCCATTATTATAAATATATTTCTACAAAAGCAGATGGATTTATCTATCATATGGCTACCACTACTTTGATGGGCCGTAACCTAACAGATGTAGTGGAGTATTTAAAAAATCCATTGAATGAAGAAATTCTTGTAGATCTTACTAAAAAGATTGAAAAACATTGGAATCAATAAGATATGGCAAAGGACAAAAACTGGATTCAAAAAGCTGTTAATCCTGCTCATAAGGGTTTTTGTACACCAATGACTAAATCTACTTGTACTCCTAAAAGGAAAGCTCTTGCTATGACATTTAAAAAAATGGCTAAAAATAAAAAATAATTTAAAAAATGAGAAGTTATAATACCAAGCCTAAAAAGCCTTATGTACTTCGTAAACCAGCTGGAGATATTGCAGCTGGTACATTAACTTTTGCATATAAGAATCCTAAACCAGGAGAGTGGATTGAAGTGATTAATGAAAATACAGATTTTAGAAATCCATCTTCATATACTAATACAGTTAGAATTACATATTCTGATGCTGTATCAGCTCAATCATTTGTAGACTACACTAAATTATTTTTAAAGAATTTAGGATATGCTGCAAATAATATGGTTACTTCAATCTCAGCTTGTGCTGATGATTTAAATGGACCAAGTTTTGTAGATGTAGATAATATAGGTCAAGGACCAATTTCAATGAATGAGTTTCTTGGACCTTTTTATTCTGGTGGTTTAGCTGGTTACCCTCATACAGGTATTACAGGATTAGGAGCTTTTGCTAGTCATGTTACTGATACAGGAGCTTTGTTTGTAATTAATATGCCTCACATAGGTATATCACAAAGTGGAGTGGTAGGGCAAAGTTTACGTAGAGGACAAACAACTTTAAATACTTCATGTGGTGCTGTACTTGCAGCTATCACTTGGGTGGCTGCTAATGCTGGATTACCAACTTTTCCATCTGTAGCTTTTCCAGATAATGATTATCAACAGTTTTATATAACTAATATATTAGCATCAGTAACTAATAGAGCATTGCTTACTGCAGCTACAGGTACCCCTGCTAAAATGGTAGTGGCTACAGAAATATTAAGAGTTGCTGGTGAAACATTTTTAATTGGTGCTACAGGTATACAAAATATAGCTGGGCTTAATAAAGACGTATTTTTCTGTAGTGGTACATTTATAAATGTAGATGATAGATATGAAGCTTATATAAATGTAAATACATTTAAGAAGTGGACAACAACTGGTGTTGGTACTGGTGCATTTTCTGATTTAACAACAACATTTAAAGCAGGATTACCTAAGTAGAATGGCTAAGAAAACTAAAATTTCAGCTGGTGGTGAAAAACATGTAGTGTACAAAAAAGAAAGTGCTACAGGTGTAGGAGAAGGAAAGAAAGGTCATATAATGGTAAACCACCCCACTAAGAATAAAGGTAAATGGGATACTATAGATCTTACACAAAAAGCTAAAGCTAAAACAGTTGCACAAGGTATAGCAGCTACTAAGAAATGGCATAAAGAAAATCCTTATAAAAATGGCAAAAGCAAAAAGTAAAGTTAATGCAGCAGGTAATTATACTAATCCTGGAATGAGAAAAGGTTTGTTTAGTAAAATTAAATCTGGAAGTAAAGGTGGTGATCCTGGTGAATGGTCAGCTAGAAAAGCTCAACTACTTGCTAAAGAATATAAATCAAAAGGTGGAGGATATAAATAATGGCATTAGCTAAATCTCAACAAAGTCTTAAAAGCTGGGGTGATCAAAAATGGATGACCTCTGGAACTGCATCTAATAAGAAGAAAGGATCTTCTAAAGAAGTTAAGTCTAAAGGAACTAAGAGATATTTACCAGAAGCTGCTTGGAGTTCTTTATCTGCTGGTGAAAAAGCTGCTACTAATAAAGCTAAAGCTTTAGGTAATAGTAAAGGAAAACAATTTGTAGCTCAACCAAAGTCAGCTAAAGAAAAATCTAAAAAGTATAGATAATATGCCAAAAGTAAATAAAACATCTAATATACTTAAGATGAAAAAAGGTGGAACTGCTAAAAGTTGTTGGCCAGGATATGAGAAGAAAGGAACTAAAAAAATGTATGGTAAAACTTATAATAATTGTGTAAAAAAATAAAAACTAAATATTATGTATAGTATGAAAAAAGGTGGTTCTTCAAAACCTAAAAAGGGAATGGGTGGTATGCACATGATGCCTGATGGATCAATGATGGAAAATTCAATGATGAAAAAAGGTGGATCTGTAGGAAAATCTAAAAAACAAGCTGCTACTGCTATTGCTATGAAAGCTGCAGGTAAAAAACCTAAAATGGCTATGGGTGGTTCTTTAAAAAATGTACCTACTGATAAAGTGGGTCTTTCTAAACTTCCTACAGCTGTAAGAAACAAAATGGGTTACAAAAAAATAGGTGGAAGTTGTGGAATGAAAAATGGTGGATCTGTAAAATCTAAAAATAAATAAAATGGATGCAATTAAAAAAAAGATAAAAATTAAAGAAGATAGTAGAAACTATGTAACTAAAATTACATTAGGTGATAAAGGAGATATTGAAGATATGAAAGTTAGAAGAACAGTTGGTGGCTTTTTAAGAGGTGCTCCACGTGTTAGTAAAGCAGAAGCACAAGCTGCCAATAGTTATAAAAAAGGTGGTAGTATAGGTACATCTAAAAAACCTAAAATGTCTAAAAGTGGATCTACTTCATTTGGTATGCTTTCTGTAAAGAAAGGAATTGATAAAAATCCTAAACCTACAGCAGCTGATAGAATAGCTGGAGCTACTATGAAAAAAGGTGGAATGGTAAAGAAATCTTCTAAAAAGAAATAACTATGGCA